CCCCAATTGATTATGTCTGTACCAGATGTAATTTTTGCTTCATAGTACCATTTACCTTTTGATATGGCGATATTAGTAGATGCTCCTTGCCATTGGTTTTGTGAACCTGCAAAAGAAAGATTTGCATTTGATTGAGTTAAATTATAATTCCAAACATATAAAGGATTTCCAGTAGCATGAACATTTGATGGTGTATCAAGTGCCTGTCTGCCATTACCATTAACTGTGAATGTGTTTGAGTTACCAGAACTATCTGTACCTAAAGCACCAGAGTTTTCAAATTTTAACCAAAAACCATTATTACCCCAAGTAACACCAGCTGGTGATTTAAATTTCCAGATACCTGATGTAGAATCTGTTTCACCAAATACAGTTGGTGCTAATGCTTGACCATCTACGAATGCAACATGACTTAAATAACCATCAAAATAATTACCACCCTCATATCTACCTACTTCTTGTGCAATACCACTTTTATTAAATCTAAAATCTACATTTGAAGATGGATAAGTTGATGTGCTAAATGATGTTTCTTGAGAACCATTTACATACAACTTTACTCTATCACTTGCTGATCCTTGTGAACTATCATAAGCTACAACAATATTATACCATGCTGAAGTATCTCTAAATACTCTATTTGTCACCAAGTTAATATCAACTGTACCACCAGTTTCTTGAAAAATACTTATTGTATCATTTGAACCTAAAATAAAAGCAAATTTATCATTACCATCAGTATCTTGTGCAAATACACCTTGTCCAGAAGATAATTTTGACCTTTTTAACCAAAATGAAAGTGTAGCTTTATCACTATTAGTAGGTGTTGAAGTTGTATGTGTTAAATATGTATTAGCCATTAGTTAAATTGTCCTCCACCTGTTGCACCGAAGCTAGATTGTAAACTAAAATCTCTGTCTACTGTCTGACCTTCAGCATCTGTAATTCTTAATGTGAAATTGTATAATGTGGCAGCAGTTGATGTTCCACCAAAATCACTTGTACTTATTACACCATTTGTGGCTAAAGTGCAATTAGCACCAGATGATGCAGTTAAAACATTTCCACCAGATGTAACTTCACTAAATGATATAGCACTATCTGATGAACCTACAACTGTAAATACTGTACCAGAAAAATTACCTGCAACCGAACCTAGTGATCCTGCTCCTGTTGTAAATGATGGTGCAGTAGAAGCTGTTAAAATATTGTTTGTTGATCTTCCAGCATTACCATCTGGATTTTCTATTCTAACATAATAATTACCTGATGCTAAAGTTACATTAACTGAAAGTGTTGTAGCATTGGTAAATGAAACTGTATTAGAATTTGTAATAGCACCTGTTGAACCATTTATAAATTGTACTTGTGGTATTGAAACAAAGTTTGTTCCTGTAATATTTATTGTTGTAGCTGTAGCTGGAGCAATCGTTTGAGATACATCTGCTACTGTTGGTTTAGTTTCTGCTGCTGTAATCCAAGATAATTGATTTGTGCTTGAACCATTACTAGCAAGAACTTGATTTGCTGATCCTACTGATGTTGGTAAAATTAAAGTATAACTTTGTCCAGCAGAATGAGCTGGTGCTTGAATTTTTACACCATGAGAATTTTGTGAGCAATTAAGTGTAATCTTACCATCTGCTGATGATCCATCTCCAAGAGCAGTTAAAGTATTTGCATTAATTGTTCCTGTTACAGCAGCAGTCGTAAGAGTTTTACCTGACATTGATGTTGGTAATCTTGCATCTACAATTGTACCAGTTAAATTAGCTGATGGTATTCCACCAGTACCAGTAATATTATTACTGTTTAAATCTAAGTTACCACCAAGTTGAGGTGAGCTATCATCAACTACATTTGCTATACCAGGTGATATTGCTACCCAAGCTGAACCATTATAAAATTTTAAATTAGAATCACCAGTTACAAAAGCTAAATCTCCAGAATCTAAACTTGATGTAGGATTTGAAGATACTACTCTGTATCTTTCTGCAAAACTATTTACACCAGCTATGTTTGCTGCTGCTGTATTAACATTTGCAATTGATCCACCAACATTTGTAACATTTGTATTATTTGCTGCTACTGTATTTATGTTTGTAGAGTTTCCAGCAACTGTATTAATATTTGCAGAATTAGAATTAACATTTGATATTGCTGTAGCATTTGCTGCAACAGTTGAAACTTCTGTAGCTTTAGGAACTAATCTGTGAAAATTGTAAGTGTGTTGTGTAGTTGTAGATTCAACTAAAATACCAAAACCTGATGGTAAAGAAGCACTAGCTCCACAACCATTCAAAGTAACTGTTGAATTACCAACTGTACCATTAGCAATTGTAACTACTCCTGAACCATTTGCTGTGTAATTAGTTGAAAGAGCTTCAACACTAACAATAGTTCCTACACCATTATTAACATCTGGGTTTGCATTTGGAAAACTTGTTTCGTTTGCAATTGGAACAAAGCCACCTACATCATCTACAAGATCAATAACTCTTGCATCTATAGCTGCTGTTGTTGCAATAAAATTATCTGAAGCTGACCATGATTGACCTGAGTTAATTAGATCAGATGTATCTTTATTTAAAAATCTAGTGTCTGATGCTGATGTTGTGTAAAAAGTATTATCATCTGGAGTATGACCAGATTGTTCTGATGCTACAACTATAGCTGCGTCTGCAATCTTACCAATTGTTACAGCATCATCTGCAATTTTTGCAGTTGTTACATTACTGTCTGCGATTTTAGCAGTTGTAATATTTGCATCTGCAATATGAGCTGTATCAATACTACCATCTACATAGTGTTCTGAATTTATACTATCATCTGCAATCTTAGTTCCATTAACTGCATCTGCATTTATCTTAGCAGTCGTAATTGCATTATTTGGAATTTTTACAGTAGTTACTGCGTCATCAGCAATTTTATTTGTTGTTACTGAACTATCTGCAATATTAGTTGCACCAATAACTCCAACTGGTATTGAATTGTTTGTAGAACTTAGTGCTGCAATAAATATTCTTAATGTGTTTGTTGATGCACCTATATTACCACTATCAAAAGCTGCTGTGATTGATTGTAAAGTACCATTGTTAGATGATGCTGTAATTGCTCCATAAACAACAGTACCATCACCTTTTAAAACTTTTAATCTTCTATTTACATGATAGATCGCAGTAATATCTACACTACTTGCTATAGTAAATTGAGTTGTTGAAACCCAAGCTGGAACATAAGCTGAATCTCCATCTCCATATTCTATCCATTGACTATCGTTAAACCACTCTCTAGTATTTTTCATTAATGCTCTGATTGCATTATTTAAATCACTAGGTAACATTCCCTCTGCTGTATTTATTCCATTTAAAGAAGTGTTACTTGCTTGTGTTGTTGAGTAGTCTTTTATTCCTGCCATTTATTTTCTCCTAATTCATAAACCAACTAAATGCTTTATCGCTTTCAGTATTATTTTTGTTAATTAATGTATTTACTGCTTCTTCTATTTGTCTTTGAAAAAACTCTTGAGTTTCAATTGAGTAACGAACATTATCTATATTAATTTTTTCACTCATTATCTTTCCCCACCTTGACTAGCTTTTAAATCTATTCCTTGTGCATGACTCCAAACTGTTCCAGCAGGTACTTTTACATTTGCTCTAAAGTATCTACCAGATTGTCTTACTGGACTTATACCTGTTGTATTTGTTGTACTTGATGCAGAAGTTGTAACTGCATCAGATAATTTATCTCTAGTTTTAACTGTAACATTTGCAGTTGCATCAACAATTGGTCTTATACCAATTACATTTGCTCTTAATCCTGGAAATAACTCTTGTTCTCTAGTTTCTAATTCAGCTTCTAAATTTGTTCCAGAAAAAATAGCTGCTTTAAAGTTTTCATCAATAGCACCTAATTTTAAATGTCCTGTTGTCCAATAAGGTGTGTCTAATGAAATATTAATTTCATCTAAGTTTTCAGATATTAAATCCATTAACTCAACTGTGTTAAAACTTACAAACTGTTCAAAAATTTGTGATGCTTGAACATTAGCAATTGTCCACTTTTGAGTTACATAATTATAAATTAATAAACGATCACAGATACCAGTAGTATTTCC